GTTTTAACACTGTAAAACCAAACACCGACTGCGGTCATATTACTAAACTCCAATCACCGCCTTTGTACAACCCCTCGTAGCTACGTTGCCAGATTGAGCTGTTCCATCTATATTGTATATCGGTTGTTTGATTTGTTACATATTCGTAGTCGCTAACTTCAGCGGCAGCAAACACCACAATCCAACTGGTTCCGTTGAACTCAACAATGTCGTTAGTATTTGCTACCAGCGAACCCCACGCAGAGCCCGGTGTTTGGTTATCTGCGTTTCCTATACTTTCTACTAGAAGATAACGTTGGCCAGTTGCTGCTACATCTAATCCAGCGCCAGGGCCTTTAACCAATGGATTTACAATAGCGTTTACAGGAGAAAGTGTGTTGGCAGGTAAAGTATCAATGTCAACATTAAACAACATATATTTGTCATCAGTGGGATGATATGCAACTGTTCCTATTATCTCTGACTCGTCGACTGGATTAGTTAACCTAACTTGACTAACACCATTGCGTAGACTACCATACAAATCCACAAGTTGGTGCCACTGAACTTCGCTACTAACCGGTGCAGGAATATTTGGCCGTGTAGTAGAGTCTTCTAGTTCAATGGGGGTTTCTAGATTAACATCTAACGGCAAGTTGGCAGTGTCTTGCACTTGCATGATCTGTAAATAGTTACCTAGTAGGATAACTTGATAGCCATACGGAGTAATTTTTTGTCTAGTGCCCAGCAACAGATCGTCGTCGGCAATAGCATCATTTAAATCACCGTCGCTGTTATACATAGAAGCAATAACCTTGTGGACAACACCCATGCTACTAACTCGTGCTGGCGGACTAATCCAAATTGGCATAACAAACTTCAACGAAGCAATATCAATTGGTTCTTCGGTACCTACTGGTACTGTTCTACTGGACCATGTTTGCCCAACTAGCTCTACTACACTTAGACTGGTCCAGTCAATATAGTTGTCAGTGCTTTGTATTTCCAACGATGGGTTAAACAACGGTAAGATCTGTTCTAAGATCTGAAATTTTTGATTGGTATTGCTAGTCCAGATGTCTAAGTTTACTGTTAAGGTGTAAGGAACAGGCATAGGCCGTTCAACAGTAAATGCAGTTCCTTGTGTGTTTTCGTAGGTCTGTGTCTCGGCGTCCCACGCTCGTTGTCTAAATACCTTTTTGTCAACATAGTAAGGTTCTTGTACACGATTACGAGCATATTCGAGACCAGTGATGTAAAAGGTCATTAGCGGAGTCGAGGGCATGCTGTTTGCAGAATTGTTCTGCAATATAACCTGTGCATTCCTGCTAGAATCTCCGTATCTAACAGGAACCCGCATTAGAGTTTTGTTACCACTGTCGTCGCGACCGTACTCTACTTGAAAGTTAGAAAAGATCCTAGTAAACTGTAAAAGAAAACGCCTTATTTGTTCGTCGTAAAAATAGATCTGCGCCATTAATTATCTGCCTCGGGTTTGAGTATATTGCTTAATCCTTGCCGGCTAGGGATAGTGCCACGATCAACTGTGGTTACTGTAGCAGTATTATTAACAAAGTTACTACGTTGTGTTTGATTAGTGGCACCCGGGGTCAGATTTGTTCTAACTTCATCAGTGACCTTAACCCACCGACTTCCATCAAATCGGAATAGTCTATTAGGGTAGTAGTCAAGGCGTAGCACATAGTCTCCAGCGACGGCACCAGCTGGAAAACTGATACCTGTGGTAACTGGCAACCCGTTTGGTGGCTCTAGTCCATTAGTAGCGCCGGTTAAGTATCCCTGCACATAACCAAAGGTGTCAGGGGTGTCGTTTTCGCTGGTGCCGTATACTGTGGCATCGGGCACAATGTAGAATCTTGTATTGTCGTATCCACTAAGTGGAACTTCAAATTCTGCTTGTGTTAGCACAGCATCATTGACCTCTATGTCTTTGGCTCTGGTGCCCAGAATGTCTTGTATAGTATTAGCAACATATGATTCCCAGTATGCTGTATTAGATATGCTAATGCCCACTGGAACATTTTGAACCGCTTGGTAGTAGTTGGTACCTACCAGTACTACCGTCCCTGACGGATAGATTCTATCTTGATCCCAAATGTCATCGCTGGCAAATGAGGTTTTTAAAACATCGTTATACTCTTGGGCTGCTACTAGCGGTGTTGCCTTAACCCGCCAAAGGTGTGGATACCAAGTAACACTAAACCCCTCAGAAGCGTTAGACGCATCTTGAATTACATAGTATTTAGGCAAGGCCTTGGGTAAGCTAGAATCCAGTGGAAAGTAGTCTTTGAGGTTTGGTAACTCTAAAACATCGCCGTTCATTAATTTACGCCCGATGACATCGATCATTGTGTTTATATGAAAAGTAATAAACAATGTATCGTTTTGCAAAAATAAACCAAATTGTGTTAGGTTAAAATCAATGTCATAGGTGTTATAAACTCCTCGTAATACATGCACAGAAGTATCGTACGACCTATCTCTGTTTTCTAATAGAAATAGATCTTCGATAAAAAGAGGGTTTTCTGAGCTGTATGTTGGTTGCGTTGCATCTTGTGTGCCTCCCGTTATCGAGCTAGAGTCGTCGCCGTGTACCTTTGGACCAAGGAATTTGTGGATGTAAACATCCACTCCACCAACTTGGTATTGCTCTGCAATCGTACGGTCGATAAATTTATAATCGTTTTGCTTATTGGAGCGATATAATGAAAGTCGCGGCATAATTAATCCTGTTGTGTATTTAGTTTGTAACAGGTAACCAGTAATTCTGTTTCTAATGCAATTAGTTGTAGATCAACAAATGTTTAGGTTGACCAAAAATGCCATTATTAGTATAATGTACATATTGCAGTAGTTGAAAAAGAATAACTACGTACTAGTAAATTTGCCCAGTAAATAGTGTATATACTTTTAGAGAGACAATTATGCCCGTGGCCCGCACAGTTCAAAAAACCAAAAAATCAGCAGATTCTTTGCCAGTACTTAAACAACTGACTCCTCGGGTTGCTGATGTAAAATACACAGGCATTGAGCCCGAATGGCATGTTCAACCAGACGATACTAATCGTCTCAGTCGAGTTACCAGTGCATTTACTTGGTATAACTATCACTACGGTAAAAAAGAAGTAAAGTCGTTCTTGATCGATTGGCTAACACACCACGATCGTAGTCACGATGCTAAACTGTTTGATAGCGTTGCTGAAAACACCATCGTGAATAGTCATGGCTGGATAGCTCGTATGAGTCTCATGGGGTTGCAACTAAATGAACACGAAGAACTAGCACTAAACAATTCTATTTCGCGACACATTGCGTTGGTTAAATCAATTGAAGAAACTAAAAAAGTTAAAGAACCCAACAAAAATTCAGCTAGTAAGCCTAACATCCAGGATCGGTTGCGAGAAAAAGTAATCGAATGTGCCGGTGAAATTGATGGTATGTTCGACGAGTTTATCAAGTCCGACGCCAAAAGTTTAGCTAACTTTAAACCCATCTCTGTTATGCGCGGAATGAATATTTCGCCTACTATGGTTTCGATTATCAGTGAAGCCTGGGAGCGGCAAATGGAAGAGTTTACTGAAGCACTGTCGGGCAAAGATCCCCAACTAGTCGAAGGGTATAGTCATGTATCTAAGATGCAGATGAAAAACTGGGTTAAATTTGCTGAACAAGTAATTGCAGATTGTAATAGCTATGTACAAGTTAAAAAAGTTGAGCGTAAGCCTCGCGTTAAGAAAGCAATTAGCCCAGAAAAGCAAGTTCTTAAATTCAAGTATCTACGAGAGTTTGCAGAACTAAACCTCAAGTCAGAACACCCGTCAAAATTAGTTGGTTCAAGTGAAGCTTGGATCTACGATACTGCTAAACGTAAGCTAATTCATGTAGTAGCAGACAGCCATAGCGGCACTTTTACAGTTAAAGGCAGTTCGATTATTGGTTTTGACGCAGTAACATCCACGCAAAAGACCTTACGTAAGCCAGCAGAGCAGCTCAAAGAGCTTCTATCTGCTAATGCCGCAGGCGCTCGCAAGTTTTATAAAGATATTAAGTCAGTGGATGTCAAATTTAACGGTCGCAGTAACGAGAACCTAGTCCTGCTCAAAATCAAATAAATACTTGACTAAGGAACAAGTATGAGTGATCTTGATCAATTAAAAACAGATGTGTTTGACTATGCGCGACTAAGACTAGGTGACCAAATTGTCGATGTAGAACTCGACGCGCCACACTACGAAGTAGCATTTAAACGAGCCGTTGGCGTGTATCGGCAACGAGCGCAAAATGCATATGAAGAAAGCTATTTGTTTTTAGAGTTGCAAGAAAATCAAAATTTGTATACTTTGCCTAACGAAGTCCAAACAGTACGACAAGTATTCCGCAGACAATTTGGTAACAGTCAAGGACCTTACAGTAGTAGTTTCGACCCGTTTTCGTCAGCTACACTTAACACCTATTTGCTAAACGCTAGTCCCATCGGTGGGCTAGCAACATATGAGTTTTATACACAATATGTTGAATTAGCAGCTAAAATGTTTGGCGGGTTTATGAATTATACCTTTAACCCATCAACTAAACAACTACAACTAATCCGTGATCCAAAAGGCACTGGCGAAGTAGTACTGATTTGGGCGTACAATCTCAAGCCCGAAATTTCTCTATTGAGTAATTACCAAACGGCACAGTGGATCAAAGACTATACCACAGCAGCAGCAAAACAAATACTCGGTGAAGCACGTGAAAAGTTTGCCAGCATTGCTGGCCCACAAGGAGGCTCACAACTAAACGGTGCAGCACTCAAATTAGAAGCAGCAGCAGAACTGGAAAAGTTAGATAATGACCTGAAGTTGTACATGGACGGTTCAGCACCTTATAGCTTTATTA